TGCTACTAGTGAAGAAGCCAGTGAAGAGATTCGTGATCTAACATTACAAATGATTGAGGATCGAGTAGACGAGTTGATGGGAGATACTGATAGTAATGAGTATCAATCTGCATACGATCAAGCACGTCAAGAAATGGAAGATGATTTCCGTAACGGTGGTGATGGCGATCAAGCAGCATGGTTAAGCGACATTGGCATTAGTGATATGCAGGACGCCGAACGTCAATGGGGATTTGATTGGCCACACATGTATGATGCCAACGAAGGCAATGGCGGCGACGCAGACGTAGATCAAGTAGCTGATGACTTTTATGGTGCTACCGGATATGAAGCACGTGGTTTTAGTGGCTACCACAGCGGAAGTCGTAGTCAACAACAAGAGCAAGGTTATTTTATCATTGAACCAGATAGCTCAATTGATGCTAACCAAGGTGACGCCGGCCTAGAGTTTATCAGTCCAGCAATGCCATTGAAAGATGGCTTGACTATGTTGAAAAAAGTTAAACAATGGGCTAAGTTGGCAGGTTGTTATACTAACAAGTCAACTGGTCTACACATGAATATCAGTGTGCCTAACATGACCACTGATAATCTAGACTATGTTAAACTAGCATTATTCCTAGGTGACGAGTACGTACTTCAAGAGTTTGGTCGTGCTTATAACACTTATGCTAAAAGTGCTATGAAGATTGTCAGAGAAAAGATTCAAGCCAATCCAGAAAATGCCACAGCATTGTTGGCTAAGATGAAAGAACATCTAGGTGCGGCAGCTAGTAAACTAGTACACAGTGGTGTTACACAAAAGTATACAAGTATCAACACCAAAGGCAACTACGTAGAATTCCGTGGTCCGGGTGGCAACTATTTGGATGAAGACTTACCTAAACTGCTTAATACTGCCCTACGTCTAGCACAAAGTCTACGCATTGCCACAGACGAGTCAGCATACAAACAAGAATACGCTAAGAAACTTTACAAACTTATCAGCCCGGAAGGTGAGTGGACTGACCCTAATAATAGCGTAGCCCTGTTCAGTCGCTATGCTCTAGGACAGATTAACAAATCAGAATTAGTAGACAATGTTCGTCAAGCACAAACAGCTCGTAAAGAGAAGAAAGGCGAAGAAGTACAGTACTGGGTTATGAACAAAGATGGCACTGGTGGTAAGCAAATGGTGTTTGCTGCTAGTGAAACAGCCGCTATCATCTTAGGCGGTAAACAAATGGGTATGAATCGTGAACAAAGTATCAGCAAACTTAAAGCTGAACTGTTTGTACGTCCAGATGCTGAAACTTATCTCTTACCGCCAGCAAGTGTGCCAACTAGCTGGAAAGATTGGATAGCAGATACCCTACCTACGGTTACTGTAGATACAATAAATTCAGTTAGAGAACGAATGACTAGGGGTGGTGGCGAGAATCTAGATGCAGATGCTAGTGGTTGGATCATTAGTCAGATTGACCGTGAACTACGCAGTAGACAGGATCAAGGTGTAGTTGATGGTAACGAAACACGTTGGCAAGTTAAAGCTACTACACGGGCTTACCGTAATTGGGATCCTGTTTACGTTGATGCTGACAGTCCTCGTCAGGCTAAACTTAAGGCCATAGATATTTTTAGTAGAGAACACGGAATTACTGTTACTGTTGACGATTTAGATGCCATTGCTACTACACAGGACGCTGGCCGTCCAGAAGTATCATGGAATATTATAAACGGGCTAGGTGAACCTGCTGGTACTGTACAGGCAAGAACCAGTGACGAAGCACTGCGTATATACAGTAGCACCAACAATGTTGACACTAGATATTATAGAGCAACACCAGCCGAAACAACGCCAAGTGCAGGCACGTACACTAGTTTCGCAGATGCGCAGGCCGCAGCCGATAGAGCAAACGCAGGTAATACCACTAACAGAGAAGTGTTTGACGGTTTAGCCAATAACTGGCAAGAGTGGCTTCAAGGTGTTGGTAGACATACCGACGGTAATCTACAGCGTATACTTGATAATATGGCCCAGGGTGTTAATGCTCACTATACTAACTTAACTCTTGACCAAAAAAACTTTATTGTCAACACAGTTAACCAAGAGCTGAGTCGTCGTGGTGGTAATAGTGAACTAGCTGCCAACGCAGGTGGTGCTGAAAACGCAGTACGTGATAGTTTACCCCAAGCACATCGTGAGTGGTTAGACAATGTAGCCGATAAGAGTGATATGGATCTAATCAACGTATTGCGCAATGTTAGCACAACCGCAGTATTAAATGATCAACAGACTGCTTACTTTAGGGTTATTATTAAACGTGAACTACGTCGTCGTGGTATCAGCAGTGAGCGTGATGCTACTACTCGCCCAACAGTAGGAATTGGACAATCAACATACAGAGTTGAACATATTCCAACTGGAGAAATTACTCAAGTAGTTGCAAACGATGCCGGCGACGCTATCCAACGTGTGGCTACAGAAACACGTGGCATGCTTGGTAATTTTAGAATTGCGCCAGCAACTACTTACGCAGATGATGCAGATGAACGTGAGCGTATGCGCGGTGAACGTGAGCAAATTTCACGAGATATGTCACAACAAGACGAACAATGGCAGGTAGGTAATCATACATACGGTCGTGAAATTATACGTGCACCAAATCGTGAAGAAGCTATTCGCTTGTTTGCACACAATAATAGAATATCAGTTGATGATGTTACATCGGGCCCGAGCTTTATTGCAAATCAATTAACTGTTTCAACTAATGAATCAATAGACCTTATACGTAAATTAGCAGGGTTGAAGTAATGAACTTATATGAAATGTTTAATGAGTCTAAGCAACCAACATTAATTGATGCGTTACGTGACTTCTTACCTATTGCTATTGCACACCTAGAGTTAGATCATATTCCAAAGATTAAGTTAGTTAAATCATTAGACGATACAACGTTTGGTCGTTATGTTGACGATGAAAAAGTAATCTACGCTGTCGTTGCTAATCGTAATCCAGTTGATATTTTACGTACTATTGCACACGAAATGGTACATTATAAACAAGGGCAAGATGAGCAACTACACAGTGACTCGGGCGAAACAGGTAGCGATATCGAAAATGAAGCAAACGCAGAAGGTGGTGTTATTATGCGTGAGTTTAACGAACAATTCCCGCAGTACTTACAATCTAGTCCAGTGCAGTTAGCAGAAAGTGCTGTACCAGATTTATCAGCAGGCGTACCAATACAAAATATAATCGACGCAGAACGACGTTGGTCCAATGGCGAACGTATATTTGCATTCCACGAGCAAGACGACGAACCACATGAAGTGCGTACATTTGAAGAACTACGCAGTTATGCACCAGATCAATTAATGGCATTAGCATAATGAGAGCAACCGAGTTTATACTTGAAACAAAAGTCGGTACGTTACATATTAATGGGTTAGTTATAGATGTCGACGATCATTCATTTGACCGAACAGCGGGGCGTAGAGTAAATACTGCAATGGTTGACAGAATTGTACGCAGACTAGTTAACATACAAGATCAAATTTTGAATATAGAAGCTGGTCAGAAGTTTTGGGTATACAGTCAGGCATTTGATATAGGACTTGGCTTAAGAAAACAATCAGAATCAAACCGTATATTACTAAAAACTGTAGTAGGCGATCGCCCATGGGATAGTGATATCCCAGTCTTAGAACTATAATATGACTAACTGGGAAACTTACGTTAAAGAATCCTATGAGCTTATTAAAGAAGCAGAAACAGCACTTTCAATTACATTAGAACATAATGTCGAAGCATACGTTGTACACTTATTTGCACACTTTTTAGACAAACCTCAAGTTAATACAGAACCAGTTGGCATTAAGTTAATGGCAAGTGCTAACTTACCTATTGCGCAACGTAAAGTATTGCTTAAAGATGTAGGTGATGAGTGCTTACTAATTAACGCAATGGAATGGAACAAGCGTCGTTGGCCTACTGATACTTACTATGCCGAAATGGGTCAGTCTGCTTATGTTACACGTGCATTTGTAGTAAGACCCGTAGAAGATATTTACGATGATTTAGCATTAGAATTTACAACAGTTACCCAAGTTCTACGGAAGTGTAGAATTAGTTAATTTCATTAGACCTAGTGCAATTAATACGCGGCTATATTGCCATCCAATATCAATTTCCCACCAGTGACGATGAAAATACGGAGGAATCGAATCTGTATGATGATGCGCATGCAATTCTTCTCCACCTTGAAAAATCCCCCAGGGGCAGAGAATTCTAGATTTGTCAGATCCATTGTTTATAGCATAGGTAAAACCAATCTTATGATAAGCATAATTACCAAAGAAGATAAACATAGTACCAATGAAAAAATAATTAATTGCACCTAATACAAATCCAGCCGTACCAAATAATAGCCACATTAGCAACCAATATAGTAGTAATCCAAATTTTGGATATTTACAATACACATTTCGTTCTATCCAATCATCCGACGAAATAATGTCGGGCGCATATAATTTAATCTCTTCCTGGCTAATATAATTTGCGCCATTAGGGATTACGTGGCTCACGTCAAGTATTTGATTAATTGTATAGTACCAAGGGCTAGTTGGGTCTTGCTCGGTATCTGAATACTTATGATGTTTTCTATGTTTTGCTGCATAGTGCTGTTGCCAATTTGGCCAGACCATGCCGGTTGCAAACCAAAGCCAAAATCTAAATGCATGCGAAAGCGCCGGCTTAAAAATAAAGTAATGATGCCCCATTCCACGATGTACATAAATGGACCATACTACTCCAGATATATGTGTTAGTAATAATAAAGTAATTACTGCTAATTGCCAATTAACCATGAGTATCTTTCCGTATAGTATATGTATCTGGAACTTTTGCGGTAATATTATAAAATAATTTAATAAAGTAATATTGTATATTTAGATATTTTAATTTGCCAGGGCCAAGTATTATCGAATCGGGAAATGCATGATGACTCTTATGATATGCTGTACCACAACATATCGGAAATAGATATGGATTGTCGACTTCTTCTTCTCGAGTTTTATTATTATAATGAGTCACTAGTTCATCAAACACAACAATGTATTTGTGAAATATCCATATTTGAAATAATAAAAAATAAACATAGATGGATAATCCAAACGTTAGTAAAAATATCAGATGAGTTAGAATTGTAATTTCTTTTACATATTTCTGCAGAAACTGTGATTCTTTCGGCAATCGCGCCATTGCCAGTGCTCGCCCCGATTCAATTGCTGGATAATGCGCCGGATTGCCGTGTACTGGTGATGCAACCATAAAATAATATATCCAACTATCAGCTAACATAGCAGTTACTTCGATGTCCTGCTCAGTTTTCCAATGTTTATGGTGGTAAGTATGCGAATATATCCACGAGATTCGATCGTGTACAAGAATATGGCATATATAATCAAATATAAATCCAATTATTCTATTTTTTGGGCAAAGTTGTCGATGACTCCAATGTTCATGAAACACTAAAGTCATGCAATTAGATACTATATATCCGACTACAAGTGCATAAAAAAGATAATTAACATTATTAACCCAGATCAAAAGTGCAGCAATTAATATTGTGCTTCTTATTCCTGAGGTACTACTTAGATAGTCAAATAACCAAGAAATTACTGTACGATATAGTGCGCCAAACATAGTATGTGTATGATTTAGACAGAATTTTAAATTCGATACGATATGTAGATTGACTGAATAATTAGCAATATAGTGAGATAATTCTTTGGTGGACTCTGGAAGCACATTTAAATTAGCACAATATAAATCATATCCGCGGTGGCGAAGTGATTGTTGCAGTCTTGCCTCTCCTGTAAGTGATAATAAATTGCTATTCCACTGGAAATCAGTTTTATTAATTAAATTGGTTATTATTGCATCGATCAATAATTCCTCATCTCTAGTAACAGGTAAATTAATCGAATGTGACAATATATCACGTTGTTCCCAGATTGGATTAGTAAGTTGTGTCATATAATTATTTATGTACACCCATTGACAGTGATAATTAATTAGTATACACTATATTTTTAACTAAAGGAATGACACCATGGCATTAATGTTTTCAGCTGAACAAAAAGCAAAACTTATTCAAATCGTTAACGAAGGCGTACAAGTACTGCAAGAAGTAGAAGATTTAAGTGCAGGTCTTAGCGATACTATCAAAGCAGTAGCAGAAGAATTAGAAATCAAACCCAGCTTACTTAAGAAAGCAATTAAGATTGCACAAAAATCTAAATTTGGTGAAACGAATCAAGACCACGAAACTGTCACTGATATTTTAGAAACAGTTGGGCGTACACTTTAATTGAAAGCTAACTATCACAAAACCATTAAGTTTATACAACACGATTGGAATAGTAATCCATTTAGACTTACAATGGAAACTATTAATTGGGCACTGAATATTGTAATTGCTTCGGCGGTTTCATTTACAGTGCCCGATACTAATTGGTTGATAGTATATCCGTTATTTTTTACTGCGTTAGGCATTAGTATATATTCTGCTATTAGTCGAGGTAGTTTCGGTATACTAATAACAAGTATAACTATATTGTTAATCGATATAGTAGGATATATACGAATAATAATGTTATAATAAAGAGTCGTACACTTTACGTACAAGCACAAGGTTAACCGGCCATAAGCGGTAGGAGAGTAAATGAGTTATGTTGACGCACTGTTTGACAGGGCAAAAGATCGTATTTACGTTGTAGAAAGAAAAGAAGGTATACGTGAGTATGTCGAGTATCCAGCAAATTATGTTATGTACACAGATGATCCAAAGGGCAAATATCGTACAGTATATGACACTCCAGTAAGTCGTTTCAGTACACGTGTTGGTAAAGAATTCCATAAAGAAACACGTATTCAAACAGGTAAGAAGATATGGGAGAGCGATATCAATCCTGTATTCCGTTGTCTGTCAGATAACTATCTTGGCGCTACATCACCCAAGTTACAAACTGCGTTCTGGGATATTGAAACAGACTTTGATCCAGCACGTGGGTATGCACCAACAAGCGACCCGTTTAATCCTATTACAGCTATATCAGTTTATTTAGATTGGTTAGACAAGTTAGTCACACTTGTTATTCCACCTAAGAGTTATTCATGGGAAACTGCCCAAGAGATTTGTGACCAGTATGAGAATTGTTTTATGTTTGAACGTGAAGCAGATATGCTGGATACGTTTCTTAATTTAATCGATGATGCAGATGTGCTAAGTGGTTGGAACAGTGAAGGCTATGATGTTCCGTATACTGTCGGGCGTGTTACACGTGTATTAAGTAAAGATGACACAAGACGCTTTTGCCTATGGGGTCAATACCCAAAACAGCGTGAATTTGAACGGTTTGGTGCCGCAAACATCACTTTTGACCTCATTGGCCGTGTTCATATGGACTATATGCAACTATATCGCAAATACACATATGAAGAGCGACATAGTTACAGTTTAGATGCTATTGCCGAATATGAATTAGATGAACGTAAGGTTCCATACGAAGGTACTTTAGACCAATTGTATAATAAAGACTTTCCAAAGTTCATCGATTACAATAGACAAGATACTATGTTGCTAGGTAAGTTGGATAAGAAGTTACGCTTTCTGGACTTAGCAAACGAACTTGCACATGATAATACAGTATTGCTACAAACAACAATGGGTGCAGTAGCAGTTACCGAACAAGCTATTATCAATGAAGCACATCAGCAAGGGCTGATTGTTCCTAATCGCAAAAACAGAGATGATATGGGCGATACACAAGCGGCTGGTGCTTATGTAGCAACTCCAAAAGCAGGCATGCATGATTGGATTGGGTCAGTTGATATTAACTCGCTATACCCATCTGCGATTCGTGCATTGAATATGGGTCCAGAAACTATCATTGGGCAGATTCGTCCTATCATGACCGACCATTATGTTAATGAGAAGATGGCCGACAAGATTGTTAATGGCAAGAAAACTAAAGGGTCAACGTTTGCAGATGCATGGGAAGGTTTGTTTGCTACATTAGAATACACAGCAGTTATGGAAGGTAAGACAGGTGTCGAGCTTACTATCGATTGGGAAACATCCGGCGAAAGTACTGTACATAGTGCGGCAGAAGTATGGACACTAATCTTCGATAGTAATCAACCATGGATACTTAGTGCAAACGGTACTATCTTTAGCTATGAAAAAGAAGCGGTTGTTCCGGGCTTGCTTAAACGTTGGTATGCTGAGCGTAAGGAACTACAAGCCAAAATGCGTTCATGTACTGATCCAGAAGAAATTGCGTTCTGGGATAAACGACAACTAGTCAAAAAGATTAACTTAAACAGTTTGTATGGTGCACTATTGAATCCAGGCTGTAGATTCTTTGATAAACGTATTGGACAGTCAACTACACTTACTGGTCGTACTATTGCTAAACACATGGATGCGTTTATTAATGAATGCTTCACTGGAGTATACGACCATGTAGGCGATGCTATTATTTACGGTGATACTGACTCATGCTACTTTAGTGCATGGCCAATGATTAAAGCAGACGTCGAAGCCGGAAACATGGAATGGAATCCTAGTATTGCTATTAAGCTGTACGATGACATTTCAGATCAAGTTAATGAGAGCTTTCCTGCAATGATGGAACGTGCGTTTCACGTGCCACGTGAGATGGGTAGCGTAATTAAAGGTGGCCGTGAAGTTGTAGCAAGTAAAGGGTTGTTTATTAAAAAGAAACGTTATGCTGTATTGATTACAGACTTAGATGGCAAGCGTTTAGATACACACGGTAAGCCCGGTAAAGTTAAAGCTATGGGCTTAGACTTAAAACGTTCAGATACACCCAAAGTTGTGCAAGACTTCTTAAGTGAAATTTTACTTGCGGCACTTACAGGTGTAGATAAAACTACTATTATCGATATGGTGCGTGATTTTAAAATTGCGTTCCAAGATAGACCTGCTTGGGAAAAGGGCACACCTAAACGTGTAAACAACTTAACTAATTATACCAAAGCAGAAGAACGTGAAGGTAAAACTAATATGCCAGGGCATGTACGTGCGGCAATGAACTGGAATAACTTAAAGCGTATGCATAGCGATAACTATTCAATTAACATTGTTGATGGTATGAAAACCATTGTATGTAAGTTAAAGGATAATCCAATTGGGTTTACTAGTGTAGGCTATCCAACAGATGAAACACATATTCCGCAATGGTTTAAAGACCTGCCGTTCGATAATGATTTAATGGAGTCAACAATTGTTGATCAAAAAGTAGAGAACTTACTCGGTGTGCTTAAATGGAATATTACAGAAAGCACAGATATTAAGACTACATTTGATGCATTGTTTAGTTTTGGATAATTATGGCTAATATACAATTAATTAATGTAGACCAAATCACAAATAGATTACGGACTCCGTTGACTGTTGATGACGTTGATCCTACGCATGCATATAGATTTACTGACTCTAATATGAGTTTTGATAAGGATTTACAGTTAAAAGGAAAGTATTGTTATCATCCGTTTAACTCAGTAACCATCGATACCCGTGGCGAATGTTTTGTTTGCATCTGCCAGGCATGGTTGCCAATCAGCGTAGGTAACATCTTAGATTTTAATAGCCTAACTGAAATTGTTCAGAGTCCCAAGGCGAGAGAAATTCAATCAAGTATTGTTGATGGCACGTATAAGTATTGCGATCACAAAACATGTCATTTAATAGCCCGCAATGAGCTCGAAACTCGTTTAGATCATCGCCCGGATACAGTTAATTGGATTGTATTTGCAATAGATGATAGTTGCAATTTATCATGCCCTAGTTGTCGGACTGAACTTATATTTGTAAATAAGGGCGAAGAGTTTGAGCATCGAATGAAGATTAGTAATCATATTACTAAACTAATTCAAGAGCATCATCATTTTTTAAGATTTACACTAAGTGGCGACGGAGATCCATTTGCAAGTCATGTATATAGAAACATATTAGAAAATCTACAGCTTACAAAAGATGATCAGGTTGAGATTGAAATTGTTACTAATGGCATATTAGCAAAAAGCCATTGGGATCGTATGACTGGTATACATAACCATGTTACTAGATTTAAGATTAGTTTTGATGCCGGTAGTGCAGAAGTTTACGACATTACTCGGCGTGGTGGCGATTGGAACAAACTAATAGAAAGCTCCGAACATATAATTAAATGGAAACAAAAGAACTATTCAGATATGGAGGTTGTTGCTAATTTTGTGGTTCAAACTAGTAATTATAAAGATATTCATAATTATGTAAACATAACTAAGAAATTAGGATTTGATGAGATTGCTTTTCAAAAAGTAGTCGATTGGGGCAAATGGGATACATCAGGGGTTAATTATTTTGTTGATCATGCTGTATGGATGGACTCTCATTCTAATTATCAAGAATTAGTTACTATACTAAATGATCCACTATTAAATGATAAAAGAATACAATTAACTAATCTAACACCGTTGCGTAACAAAAATAATCGGTCAATGTCGTTGTCTGAGTTAGTTAAGTTTAGAACTGCGGTAATTAACAATATTGAAACAAGTCAGTTGGTAACAGCCGTGGATAACTTATCATCTAATCTTAACGAAATACAAACAGAATTACATTATTTTTTAGCTAAAGATAAGGCGAGGTTAGATAGTCAGGCGCTTCAAATAAATTATGTAATTAATAATATCAAGGAAACCACTGCTCATATTATATCTGAAATAGATATAGATATAGCAACAATAACCCAAAAATATTTTAAGAGAGGATATAAACTCAATGGATTTTATGCAACTAATAGGACCGACCCAACTGGCGAATATTATAGGATTCTAACATTGTTAGAAGAAAGTCGTGAGCTAGTTATGGCACAAATTGCAAAACATGCAAGTTGGGAATACCCAGGATTAGAAATTGGCCCAGGAGAAGGGACATGGACTAATCAATTAGTTGCTTGTGAACCATTATACCTTGTGGATACCCAAAGTATATTTTTAACAAAAGCAAAAACTAAATTTGGGGAAGAATACCAACGTAGGATTTGTAGCTATCTTACTTCCGAAACAGATCTTTCTATGTTGCCACAAAATCAAATTGGGTTTGTGTTTTCGTGGAATGTGTTTAATTATCTAACTGCTGATCTTATCGGGCAATATTTAACTGAGATATTTAATGTATTACGTCCGGGTGGCATCTGTATGTTCAGTTACAATAATGCAGAGCGATACCAATGTGCAAAATATGTCGAAGTTGGTTACATGAGTTATATGCCAAAAACATTACTATTAGAATTAATTACCGCTCGAAATTTTGAGATAGTTAATACAGTTGATTTAGAAGAACATGTTAGCTGGGTTGAAATTAAAAAACCCGGTGAGTTATCTACAATTAAGCTCCATGCATCACTAGGGCAAATACTTGAAAAATAATTACCATATGGCTTGCATTTTCTAAATACATCATATACAATACATTATAACACTTTATTAGGAGAACTACATGCGTGATCATTTATTAGACATCGTTAAGAATACTTACGGACTAGGTATTATTGACTTAGTTAAAGTAACAGGAACAGATACAGAAACAACTATTGAAGCAATTGCTGAAGATCGTTCTGTTATTGTGCAAGCAAAAGTAAATAACCCTGTGCCAGAGTTTATTGGTACATTTGGTATGCCAAATTTAAGCAAACTAAGCACAATCCTTAACATTCCGGAATACAAAGACGATGCTAAGATTTCATTGACTAAACAAGATCGCAATGGTGAATCAGTTCCAGTAGGTTTGCACTTTGAAAACAAAGCAGGCGATTTTAAAAACGATTATCGTTTTATGAGCTCTGAAATTGTTAACGACAAACTTAAAACAGTTAAGTTTAAAGGTGTTAAGTGGAACGTTGAATTCCAACCAACAGTTGCTAACATTTTACGTTTAAAATTCCAAGCAAGTGCTAACAGTGACGAAACTACATTTACTGCTAAAACAGAAGGCACAGACTTAAAATTGTTCTTTGGTGATCACAGTAGCCATGCAGGTAACTTTGTGTTCCAAAGTGATGTTGTTGGTACGTTAACTAAAGGTTGGTCATGGCCAGTTGCGGCAGTTATTAGTATTCTTGGTCTGCCGGGTGATAAAACATTCCGTATTAGTGATGAAGGTGCGGCACAGATTACTGTTGATAGCGGCATGGCAACTTACAACTATATTTTACCTGCACAAAGCAAATAAATGATCAAGTCAATCCAATCTTTGTCGCCACATGTAACTGTTGACCATTATAGTCCACCATATGTTAGTGGAAATTCTCAATCAGCTGGGCAGATGCGGTTTAATACTAATACGCAACAAGTAGACGTATACGACGATGGCAATAGTTGGATTAGCATGAGTCAAAATGTTAATGTTAGAATGAGTTACACTGCCGAAGAAGCTATACGGTGGGCTACTATTAAGATGCAGGAAGAGAAAGAACTTAAAGCTAAAATGGAAAAATATCCAACGTTGAAATCAGCTTATGAACAATATAAGCTAGTTGAGGCGTTGGTTTACGAGGAAGAGAAAGTTGGCGGTTAAAATTGCTAACCTAGATATAGTAATAACAAGAAGTTGTCAACTTAATTGTGACGGATGTTTAACATTTAGTAATCACAATAAAGTAAAAGGGCACACTAACTTGGCTACTGCTATTCCTTGGTTAGAGTTTTGGGCGCAACAGTTGGAACCAACCACTATACATTTGTTTGGTGGTGAACCACTTATGCATCCAGATTTTCCAAATTGGGTTAAAACTGTTAGTAAGTTGTTTTCACGTTCTAAAAACACAATTAAACCGATTAATATCCAAACAAACGGAATAAAAATACGTTCATTGGATTATGATACGTTAGTTGAATTAATTCAGGTTTATCATTTAAACATAAGCATATCAATCCATAGTAAAGAAGAATGGTATCAAACAGAAATTAATTCTGCAATACAGTTATTAGAGTCTATATTAGTAAATGGTAAATGGACTATTGTTAATGCCACTGAACGAGTATATAATAGTAGTAGTGGCACATTTCGAGTTATTGACCATTCATCTGATGATGTTGATAGAGCGTGGACTGGACATTACGAAGGGCACGGGGTAACGTTAAAGCCTGCGCTAGATTTTGATCATGTTAATTATGTAGGACATCATGGTTATTGCGAAGCAAAAGAGTATATTCAACTGTACAATGGTGCGTTATATAAATGCCCAACAATGGGAGTATTAGCAGACACCCTTGCTACATACAATTATCCCAACAAAGAACTATGGGAACCGTGGTTGCAATACAAGTCGCTAGGATACAATGCAACTGTTGAAGAAATTGCAGATTGGTTAACTGTACAAGCAGGACCAGAGAAATATTGTAATATGTGTTTTGGTGCTAAACCAGCTATTAAAATACACACATTAAAAGAACGTACAAAGGAAGATACAAGTGGAACGTGATGATTTAACAGCAAAACAAAAAGACTATGCGGTTTTTTTACCTGCACTATCGGGCTTTTACGCAACGTATATAGGTAAACAACGTAGTGATCCCAATTATGTAGATCGTGCCCGTATGCCCGCGGCTATTAACGACATGGAAGAACTAAATTGGCTTAACAGTCAACAAGCATTGTTTCCATATAAATGGTCGCTATACTCGGGTGGTCATGCAAACTTAGACTTAAACAAAGTTGATGCAAGCGAAGATATGGTACGTAATCGCGAAGCAGGAACATTTATGCTAGGTGACTCGGGTGGTTTCCAAATTGCAAAAGGTCTTTGGGAAGGTGATTGGAAAGCCAATAGTGGTTGTCCTAAAGCCCAAAAGAAACGTGATGCAGTTATTAAATGGCTGGATGGTATTGCCGACTATGGTATGATTTTAGATATTCCAACTTGGGTTATTCATGATAAGAAAGCATCAGATGCTTGTGGTATTACAACATATCAAGAAGCAGTCGACGCAACTAAGTTCAACAATGATTACTTTATGGCACACCGCAAAGGTGTTAAGAACGGCGGGGCTAAACTACTAAACGTATTGCAAGGGTCAAACCACGCAGAAGCAGATAAGTGGTATGAGTTAATGAAAGACTATTGCGACCCTGTTAAGTATCCAAATGATCACTTTGATGGGTGGTCAATGGGTGGTCAGAATATGTGTGATGTACATTTAGTATTGAAACGCTTAGTTGCATTACGTTATGATAATCTATTGCAAGAAGGTGTACATGATTGGATGCACTTTTTGGGTACGAGTAAACTAGAGTGGGCTGTACTGCTAACTGTTATTCAACGTGCTGTACGTAAATATGTTAACCCAGCATTTACAATATCATTTGATTGCGCAAGTCCATTCTTAGCTACAGCAAACGGACAAGTATATCATCATGTTGACTTACCACCGAACGAAAAATGGTGTTACAGAATGAGTCCTAGTATTGATAATAAGAAATATGCAACAGATACACGTATGTGGCGTGATGTTGTTATGACCGATCATATTGCACATTTTAAACACTTTGATGAAAGCCCAATTAGCGCACGTGTGCAAATTAAAGACATCTGTATATACAAAGATGGTGTGCGCAAAACACAAGCAGAGCTAGGCGAAGGTGTAGAGTTTGATGTAACCAATTTAGACCACTATAGTGTTGCCCCAGACCTAAATAAGATTAAGAAGGTCGGTAAAACTTCTTGGGATAGTTTTAGTTACGCATTGCAAATGGGCCATAATGTATGGACTCATATACACGCTGTACAAGAAGCAAATAGACAATACGATGCAGGTGAACAACCTAAGATGATGCAGTATAATCAACCCGATTATGCAAAGTTTAAAGACATCGTCGAAGCTATATTTGCAACAACTACTAGACAAGATGCAGAAGATATTATAAACTATTATAGTGCATATTGGATGGAGATTGTAGGCACACGTGGATTTAAAGGTAAGAAAACCAAGAATGCTAACACTATGTTTAATGCATTGTTTGACCAAGACGAAGATGATGGTGCAAGCGAAGATGAAGTAGCATTTGATGAAGAAAGTCTTAATAACTTAGATTCAACACCAGGGTGGAAATAAAAATGGACGCACTTAAATTACAGCATCACATTAAACACTTAGAAGAAAAGCATGCACTTCTCGAAAGTAAGATTGCAGAAGGATTTACTCATTACTTAGATGATGCGCAACTTGGCAAAATGAAGCAGGAGAAATTAGCAATTAAGCAACAACTCGAAGAAACTAAAACAAAACTTAAGGCACTATAATGAAACGTGAATATAACACCGGTACTTCAGAAGCAGTAACATTCTTTATAGGCGATGAGATTGAAAAAACACCTGCATTTGGAATGAAAACACTATTTGTAGTAGGTGTACACGAGCCAGAGGTAATAACTGCTCTACTTACTTTAAGGTTAGCATATAGTAATATCGAACATATCTACTTTGGTGCCAATCAGAGTTTTAATCCAAGCGGCACAAATGATATCGAAACTTGGAAAGCCTGGGAAGATATGATTTATGTTTGTTTAGAGAATGATTACTGGTGTACATTAGACTTTGATGTAAAAGATGTAGAAGGCTTGCTTGAAAGTGGGCTTACTGAGAAACGTAGATTTATTCCGCAGATTTCGGTAAAATTGCCCTATTTACAACTACTAGGATATAATGCTACAATTAAGTTAGACGATAAAGACTTTGATGCTACTAACCCAGGTGTATGGTGTCATAGACTACGTGACTTAACAACAGTTGATTCATTTACTAATTGGGATCAATATGGGCAGGACGAAATATTAAAATGAGTGAACATACTGTATTGCTAGACAAAAATCTATTAGATAAAATAGATATGACTAAACTTGCTAGCTTTTACAGTATTGAACAATTTCCGTATCTTAAAGAAATAGAAGATAACTTTGCACAAATATATGCAGAATGGCTTGCAGTTACTAAAACTAATAATGATGTATACCAAACCTGGCCACAGTATCAATTGCCTAGTGGGGAAAATACGTGGACTACTATTACCCTTGATGCACCAAAAGTACATGCGCATCAGAATGTAGAAGGTGTAATACAGCATGCAGATTTATTTCCTATTACTCGTAACATTCTTAAGACAGCACTCGGCGATAGGCTTGATGCTGTGATGTTTTCAAAGATTGCTCCACAGTCAAGGATTTTACCACATAAAGGTAGGTTTTCAAATACATTACGCTGTCATTTAGGGATTGACATTCCTGCAGGAGAGTGTAAAATTAAAGTTAACAACGAAATACATGGGTGGGAACAAGGAAAATTATTAGTCCTTGATGATAGACAAGTACACGAAGTATGGAATCTGACAGATAACGAAAGAGTAGTGTTGTTATTTGATTTTATACCCGATGAGATTTCAAACTTTTTTCCATATTAAAGAGATAGTATGATACAAGCAGAACGTGCAACAATAGATAGAATTATGCAAGCCGCAAAGAAAAAGATATGGGTTACGTTCCAACGTGAAGGCATACATTGTTATCCGGCAGCGGCAGTTGAACAAACGTTGGCAGATGTTGCATTTTTAGCATCACCGCACAGACATATATTCCATTTTAGAGTTGCAATCGAAGTTACACACAACGACCGCGATATTGAATTTATTCAGTTTAAGCGTTGGTTAGAGGCACTATATGTAAATACTACATTACAGTTAGATTATAAGAGTTGTGAAATGATATCAGATGATTTGTATTTGCAAATCTCTACAAAGTATCCCAATCGCGATGTTTGGATAGAAGTATCCGAAGATGGCGAGAATGGATGTTCCGTTGAGTACAATAGTACTCGTCCTATGCAGTCTGTCACTATTTAAGGAGAATTTTCCGTGGCAAATCCAGTTTGGCTTAAAAAGTATCTTACTATGAAGCCCGAAGTAAGACAAATCTACAACGATTTAGATGCATGGTGCAACTACTGTCGTTTCCACATGATTAAGTATGATGAGGCTGATTTGTATGTTAGCCCAGCATACAAAGAATGGCAGGAAAAACGCAAACGCCGCGAGCAATGGCGTCAGCAACAAGGGCAAACCCAAGGTTATCAAGGACGTAGATAATGCGTAAACTTTGGTATATGGGCCTAGAGCCCTATAAAGCTCGCTATACTTTACAGTTACAAGATTGGAACGAAGCTGTGTTTAAGCGTCGTGGTATTGATTATCATATCGTACCTGGCGAAACACTCGGCAACGACCAAGCTATTGTAACTGGCCAAGTATTAGATGCGCATGGTCGTAGCTACTTTGGTATGAGTCAACTAATGAACTTAGTTAAACTTATGAAAGCCGGGGAAGTCACAGGTGAAGATGCTGTATTGTTTGAAGATATGTTCCAACCAGGAATTGAAAGTCTTCCTTACATTATGGATCAAATTCCAGAAAACTTACGTCCTAAGATTTATGTTCGTTGTTTAGCACAAACTATCGACCCAGATGATTTTGTACACGTTTGGGGCATGGGTAAGTGGATGGGCTTGTATGAGCAAATGGTTAATGAGTTTGCTACAGTTCTAGCAACTAATGAAGAAATGGTAGCTCACATGCGCATTGCAGGGTGGACTGCTCCTATCTATAACATTAGCGGACTAGCATTTGGTAAAGATGAAGTACGCAGTCGTGTACCAGGCGAGCTTCAATCATTTAATGAACGTACAGTACGAGTAGGATTCGCGGCACGTTGGGACCAAGAGAAACAACCAGACTTCTTTATGGATGTAATTGAAGAATGGAATCGACGTTATCCAAATGTTCCTGTAGAATTTTGTTTATTCTCTGGTGCTAAGTTAAAATCTAATAACGATAGTTACATGGCTCGTACACGTAAAATGCAAGAAGAAGGCAAACTAGTTATTCATGAAGATTTAGAAAAGAATGAATATTATGCTTTATTAAATGATACTCGCGTATTGTTTAATTGCGCATTGCAAGATTGGGTTAGCAATACTGTTAGCGAAGGTGATACACTCGGTGCTAATGTATTATATCCAGCCTATAGATCTTTTCCAGAAGCATTTGCAAATGACCCAGAACGCTTGTATATTCCCTGGAGTATTGATGATACAATCCATAAACTTGCAAAACTAATAGTAACACCACATAAGAATATGGGTAAAATTAGTGATTGGAACAACGGCACAATTGATCGTACATTGGATATTATCGAAGGTAAAGGTGAACAATGGTTACGTTCTGGGGCCGATTATAGAAAGTACACAAGTGAATCAAAGTATTAAACATGTAGTAATAACAGGTGGCTGTGGTTACATAGGTAGTCATATCGCAAAGGCAATGCAGAGGCACGGTGGTTATCGTGTCACTGTCATTGACCGTGTTTCTCGTAGACATACGTTAAAGTATTGTGATACATTTCTTATTGCAGATTATGATAGCGAAGAAACGTATATTCGATTGCAGAATGACCCACCCGATGCTATTGTGCATTGTGCAGGTAGTTTACTTGTAGGCGAAAGTGTTGAAAATCCTGCGCTATATTATGATAACAATGTAGCAAAAACTGCAAGGTTCCTCGACCAGGTGCGCCAATTACCCCACTTACCAGTAATTGTTTTTAGTAGTAGTGCCGCGGTTTATGGCAACCCTGCTAGTGTACCAATTACAGAATCAAGCCCAATCCAACCAATGAATCCATATGGGCATACTAAAGCTATAGTAGAACAGATGCTTAAAGACTTTGATCGTGCGTATGGGTTAAAATCTGTATGCTTACGTTATTTCAATGCTTGTGGTGCAGATATTGATATCGGGCAAGAAGCTGGTGCAAGTCATATTATTGCCAGGTTACTAGATGCAAAGTTAGCAAACACTACATTTACGTTAAACGGCACAGACTTTAATACTACCGATGGTACTTGTATACGTGATTATGTGCATGTTAATGACTTAGCAACTGCACATATAACAGCTATCGATTACTTACTAGAAGTTGGTGAATCAAATCAATTTAACTTAGGTACTAACGAAGGTATTAGTAATCAACAGATTATTAATCAAGTATTAGAAACAGTAGGGCATATTGATATTCAAACAGGACCACGTAGAGCAGGTGATCCGGATATACTAATTGCTAATGCTACTAAAGCGTGGGAAGTATTGGCATGGGAAACTGAATATAGCGCACTAGAAACAATCGTAGATAGTGCGTGGAAATGGTATCAACGCCGTGAATAGTTTTAACGCAATAGCAGAGTTTGAACAAGCATTAGGTGCAGTAACAGGTGCACCTCATGTTGTTATGACGGATTCGTGTACACATGCACTAGAACTATGTCTACGTTACGACAAGGTAGAAAGGTGTCGTTTTACGGCATTTACCTACCTTAGTGTGCCAATGACCATGCATAAATTGAACATTGCGTACGGTTTAGTAGGTGATAATGAGTGGGTCGGAGAATATCAGATACTTGGTACACGGATATGGGACAGCGCACGTAAACTGCAAACAGGTATGTATCGCGCCGGGCAGATGCAGTGTTTGAGCTTTGGGTTTAGTAAACCGTTAGACATTGGGCGTGGTGGTGCAATACTACTAGATGATGAAGTTGCATATAACAAACTTATACAGCAACGCAGTGACGGGCGTGACTTACGTATTAGTCCATGGCAAGATCAAAAAGTATTTGAAGTTGGGTATCACTATCGCCCAACTATAGAAGAAGCCGAACAAGCACTAGAAAAATTACCAACCATCAACCAAGAACCTAAATACCATGTGTATCCAGATCTACGTGAAATTATTATCAAATAGTTTGACACGTATAATAATTTCACGTACACTTAATGTAAGATAAATATTAGTGCTACATAAAGGTAGCAAAATTCA